AAAGGTAGTGGAACAAAAGATGCCTGTTATCATAAAGTAAAGTCTCGTTATAGAGTTTGGCCTTCTGCCTATGCCTCTGGCGCACTTGTAAAGTGCCGTAGAGTTGGTGCTGATAATTGGGGAAATAGTACAAAAAATGAAGAGATGAATATTGAAGAAAACTATTTACGAATACAATCTCGTGGATCTACATATACTATACTTCTTAATTGGAGAGGTAAATATATTACAACACAAATGTTTTTTCAACAATTTAATAGACCAACAAAAAGTGAAGTGACTAGAGAAATTAGAAAAGTATATCCAGATGCAATTATACTTTCATTCAATCCTACCACAAATGATCCAAATAAACCACTATTATTTACAGGAGAAACAAATGGACCCAAATCTTATCGAATTAGAAAATTTAAATAAAATATTTGAATATGAAAAATTATCAAGAGATTTAGATAATTGCGAAAATATTGAATATCTGAAAAATATATGTAAGTGTTATGTAAAATTATATTTTAAGCAACAAGAGACATTAAAAATAATTGGTTTAGATGAGTTTAAGATGTAATAAATATGAGTATAGATCAATATCTGAGCAATCCATTACTAAAAAAGGCTAATACGCCGATAGAATTTAGTAAGGAACATATTGAACAATTTATAAAATGCAAAAAAGATCCAGTATACTTTGCAAAAAACTATATAAAAATTGTTTCTCTTGATCATGGTCTTGTGCCTTTCAAGATGTATAAGTTTCAAGAAAAACTTATTAGGAACTTCCATGATAACAGATTTAACGTCTGCAAAATGCCACGGCAATCTGGCAAATCTACCACTGTCGTTGCTTATTTGCTTCATTACGCAATATTTAATGATAACGTCAATATTGCGATTCTTGCTAATAAAGCGTCTACTGCTAGAGACCTTCTTGGAAGACTTCAATTAGCATACGAAAATCTTCCTAAATGGATGCAGCAAGGTGTTCTGATATGGAATAAAGGTTCATTAGAATTAGAAAATGGATCAAAAATTATAGCAGCATCTACATCAGCATCTGCCGTTCGTGGTGGGTCTTACAATATTATATTTTTGGACGAATTTGCCTTCGTTCCAAATCACATTGCTGATGAATTTTTCAGTTCTGTTTATCCAACAATATCATCCGGAAAATCAACTAAATTGATTATTGTTTCTACTCCTCACGGAATGAACCATTTTTATAAAATTTGGCACGATGCAGAAAGAGGAAAAAATCAATATATTCCAACCGAAGTTCATTGGACTGAAGTTCCAGGGAGAGATGAATTGTGGAAAAAACAAACAATTGAAAATACAAGTGAGCAACAATTTGCTGTAGAATTTTTATGTGAATTTTTGGGTTCTGTTGGAACTTTAATTAATCCAGCAAAAATAAAAACTTTAGTTTATGATGAACCAATCAAAAAAAGTGCTGGTTTAGATGTATATGAAGAACCAAAAGAAGAACATACTTATATAATGACAGTAGATGTATCAAGAGGATTAAATAACGATTACTCTGCATTTGTTGTTTTCGATATAACATCATTTCCTTATAAAATAGTAGCAAAATATAGAAATAATGAAATTAAGCCAATACTATTTCCAAATATAATTATGGATGTAGCAAAGGCATATAACAAATCATTTGTACTAGCAGAAGTAAATGATATAGGAGAACAAGTTACAAGTATTCTTCATTTTGATTTAGAGTATGATAATATTCTAATGTGTGCAATGAGAGGAAGAGCAGGACAACTTGTTGGGCAAGGGTTTTCTGGGAAAAAAACTCAATTGGGAGTTAAAATGTCTAAAACTGTAAAAAGAGTTGGATGTTCAAATTTAAAAACCATTATCGAAGATGATAAATTAGTTTTTAATGATTATGAAATTATTAGTGAACTCACAACATTTATTCAAAAAAATCAATCGTTTGAAGCAGAAGAAGGTTGTAATGATGACTTGGTAATGTGTTTAGTTATCTTTTCTTGGTTGATTGTTCAAGAGTATTTCAAAGAAATGACTGAGAATGATGTTCGTAAAAGAATATACGAAGAACAAAAAGAACAAATAGAGCAAGATATGTCCCCATTTGGATTTATTGTTGATGGAATTGAAAACGAAAAAACATTTGTGGATAATAATGGAGACAGGTGGTTTACTGATGAATATGGTGATGTATCATATATGTGGGAATATAGATAAAATTGATAATTTATAAATACTATTAGACAAATGAAGATTCTTCAGAGGGAAAGGCATGTCGTTAAATTTAGTATCTCCTGGGGTTAAGGTAAGAGAAGTCGATTTAACAATCGGAAGAATTGATGGTATAAATGATCAAGTCGGAGCAATTGTTGGTCCCTTCGAAAAAGGTCCAATAAATTACCCAATTTTAGTAGAAACTGAACAAGATTTACTAAAGTATTTTGGAAAACCATTATCTACCGATTCTCAATATGAATATTGGATGAGTGCATCATCATATCTTTCTTATGGCGGAATTCTAAGAGTCGTAAGAACTGATGGAACAACATTAAATAATTCAAATTCTGGAGTTAGTGCAGGATCTACTACAGTTAAAATTAAATCATACGAAGATTATACGAATAATTATTCTACAGCAACGAGTTGGCATTATGCAGCAAAAACAGCAGGATCCTGGGCAAATAATTTAAAAGTATGTGTAATTGATGCTGCTGCGGATCAAAGAATTGCAATCGGAACTTTTGGATTATCTGTTGGATTTGGAATTACTGTTGGAGTAAATACAACAGTTGCTGGTGTTGGAACTGCTTCGGTAGTTACTGGTTATTTGAGAGGTATCATCACAAAAATTGGAAATCAAAATATCGATGTAAAAGTTACAGATAGATACGATAATTCGTCTGGACTTTCTAGTATTGTATCGTATTCTCAAAATAGTGTAAATTCATTTCCATCTCAAACTGGATCTTATATTATAAAAAATACATCAGGAGTCTCTACTTCAATTGAAGCAAATAGATTTTTTGGTTCAATTGGTTCTGGATCCACTATTATCAATCCAATTTCGGATTCGCAAAATCTTCCTACTTCTGGTATTTCGGTAGGTTATAAAATTAGAACTATTACAGCGGGAATTGTGAATGAATCTACAATTACTGGAATTGGAACTACATCTATTAATGGAGGTACTCAAAATACGATTTTAATCAATACAGCTTCTGTTGGAGTTGGAACGAATGTTGAGTTTGTTTCTTTGGTTCCTGCGGGAACTGCATTTAATTTTGCCTCAAGTGGAAGTTCACCAATTACGGTCACTGATTGGTATAATCAACAAACTTTGGGTTTAACAAATTCTACGGTATATTGGAAATCAATTGCCGAAAGACCATCAACATCACAATATGCATTAGAAAGAAATTCTAGAAATGATGAAATTCATATTGCAGTTGTAGACGATACTGGTTCAGTAACTGGTATTGCAGGAAACATTGTAGAAACATACATAAATCTCTCAAAATCTCTTGATGGGAAAATATCTCCGTCCGAATCAATATATTATAAAGATATTATTGCAGATAAATCTAATTATATTTTTGCTGGATTTGCTCCTACTGGGTCTGCAACTGATTTCACAACATTTACTGGATATACAAATACATCAACTGGAAATTGGGGAACATTAACTCAAGGAGTTTCTTTTGCGGGAATAGGAAATAGTACTTATAATTTACTTGGAGGATTAAATTATAGTAATGCTGGTGGAATGAATTCGACCTTATCTGATATAGTTTCATCTTATGAAGTTTTTAGAAATCCTGCAGAATATTCAATTGATTATTTAATTTGTGGTCCATCTGGTGGAACAACAATTTTCGAATCGCAAGCAAAAGCAAATTCTTTGATTTCAATTGCCGAAGAGAGAAAGGATTGTATTGCAGTAATTTCTCCTCATAGGTCTGGTGTTGTGAATATCACAGATACTAATATACAAACCAATAACATTATCGATTTCTTTGATCCAATTACTTCATCTTCATATGCTATATTTGATAGTGGGTATAAGTATATGTACGATAGATTTAATAACACATTTAGATACATTCCCTGTAATGCAGATGTTGCTGGATTGATGGCAAGAACATCGATAAACCAGTTTCCTTGGTTTTCACCTGCTGGATCATCAAGAGGAACAATATCCAACGCAATTAAATTAGCATACAATCCATCACAATCGCAAAGAGATCTTTTATACCCAAAGAGAATCAATCCAATTATTTTTTCACCAGGTGCTGGAATTATTTTATTTGGTGATAAAACTGCACTCTCTTATGCTTCTGCATTTGATAGAATTAATGTTCGTCGTTTATTTCTTACTATCGAAGCAACAATTGAAAGGTCGGCACGAGCACAACTTTTCGAATTTAATGATGTAATCACAAGATCTAATTTCATAAATATCGTTGAACCATATCTTCGTGATGTGAAAGCAAAAAGAGGTATTTCTGATTTTGTAGTTATTTGCGACGAAACTAATAATACTCCAGATATTATTGATTCAAATCAATTTAAAGCTGACATTTTCGTTAAACCCGCAAGATCTATTAACTTTATCGGACTTACCTTTGTTGCTACTCGCACAGGTGTAAGTTTTGAAGAAGTAGTAGGAAATGTTTAATCTAATAGAGGAATTCTAAGATGGCCAATTTAAACATACCAAGCGTAAAAGACAGAACTCTTGAAAATTTCAAGGGAAGGATGTCTGGAGGTGGAGTAAGATCGAATTTATTTGAATGTGAACTTTATTTTCCAGCAGATTGTTTACCAGAAGGAGTTACTGATGATGCTCTTTCCGATAAGACAAGATTTTTAGTAAAAGGAGCAAATCTTCCTGCATCTACTTTGGGTATTATTGATATCCCATTTAGAGGAAGAAACCTCAAAATGGCAGGAGATCGTACATTTGATCCTTGGACGATTACTGTAATTAATGATACTGATTTTTCAATTCGCAATGCATTTGAGAGATGGATGAATCTTATTAACAAACACGAAGATGCTGCAGGAAAAACGAATCCAACAGATTATCAAAAAGATATGATAGTCAAACAATTTGGTAGAGGAAAAGCGAATGGACTTGTTCCAACAACAGAAGCAAAAATACCAGTTTTAAAAGCATATCAATTTTATGGTACATTTCCAACTTCGGTGAGTGCAATTGATTTGTCATACGATAGTTCAGATACGTATCAAGAGTTTACTGTGGATCTTCAAGTTCAATGGTGGGATGCTCTCGATCCTACAGGAAAAACTCAACTCGGAACTGGTTCCTAAATAGTAGAAACTAATTGATGTATTGATGGCTAAATTATTTGGATTCAAAATACAAGATACTGGAGAAAATAAGTCCAAAAAACTTATTTCTCCAGTTCCTTCTAATGAAGAAGATAAATCTGATTATTATGTACAAAGTGGATTTTATGGGCAGTATGTAGATATCGAAGGTGTATATAAAAACGAACAAGACCTAATAAAAAGATATCGTGAGATGGCACTTCATCCCGAATGTGATAGTGCAATTGAAGATATAGTAAATGAAGCAATTGTATCGGATTTGAATGACTCTCCAGTAGAGATTGAACTTTCAAATCTAAATGCATCAAATAAATTAAAACAAATTATTCGTGATGAATTTAAATCTATCAAAGAAATTATGGATTTTGATAGAAAATCTCACGAAATTTTTAGAAATTGGTATATAGATGGAAGAATTTTTTATCATAAAGTTATTGATTTTAATAATCCTTCCGATGGTATTCAAGAAATAAGATATATAGATCC